GAGGATTTAAGCTGTACGATGAAGACTCGCTCAATACTAAACTGTTAGATAATAAGGAGAAACCAAATGGCAAACAAGATAGTTAAATATCAATTAGAAGCAGGACACATTCCATCGTGGATTGAAGATGGTGGATACTATCCTGATCCTTCTGAGATCATGATCGGTGCAACGGTTGATGGTTCGAATGAAACTGGACTTGGTGAACTTGCAAGTGAGGCAGATGTAAAAACGTATTTAGATACTTACACATCTTCTTGGACTGAACCAGATGAAAGTAATTCAGAAGTAACTGTACCATTCGATCAAACAAAAGCAGCCACACATATCTGGTCTAAAAAGATAGGTTAGTAAATGGCTAACTACCCGCAACTTGATAACGCATCAGGCGTTTGGAATCTGCGTGAAGTCTATGACGCGGTAATGGGTGGGTATTGGCCGAATGCAGGAGCCAGAGGTTTATTTGCTGGAGGTAATGATGGTGGTGGTTCTGATGGACTTAATGTAATAGATTTTGTTACAATATCATCAGCAGGTAACGCAACAGATTTTGGTGATTGTAGATTAGGATCAGAAAAAACTGGAGGTCTCTCTAATTTTATAAGAGGTGTTTTTGATACAGGAGGTTCGCCAACTATAAGAAACGATGTTGTTAATATTGCAACAACAGGAAATGGTGCTGCGTTTGGAGATTTATCAACAGCAAGATATTTTACGGGATCAGCTTCTAATTCTACTAGAGGAATAAAAGCAGGCGGTGAAACAGGGCCATCAGATTCTAATGTGATGGATTATAAATCTTTTGCATCAACAGGTGGTTTCGCAGATTTCGGAGATTTAACTTCTGCTAGAAGAGCACATAACTCAGGAGCAGGCTCTCCAACAAGAGCTATATTTGCAGGAGGTCAAACTCCATCATCAGTCAACACAATAGATTTTGTAGAGATTTTAACAACAGGTAATGCGGTAGATTTTGGTGATTTAACAACAGCAACAGGATCAACAAATCAAACATCTTCTTCAACAAGAGCAGTTGTTGGAGCAGGAGCTACACCTTCAAGAGTTAACACCGTTCAATTCATAACCGTAGCTAGTCAAGGAAATGCAGTTAACTTTGGTAATTTAAGTAGTACAACTAATGGTAGTGCATCTACAAGTAATTCTGTTAGAGGAGTTATGGCAGGTGGTTATAACGGCTCTTCTTACATAAACGTAATAGATCAATTAACTTTAGCGACAGGTGGAACAGCAACAGATTTTGGAGATTTAAGTAATGGTGTTGGTAATATAGCTGCAGGGTCCAACGCACATGGTGGTTTGAATGACGGGTATCAAGGAACAAGAATAACACCAATACCACAAGGTGGTGGAGCAGGACAAAGAGGTATGATAGCAGGAGGACAAAGTCCTGGGACATTAAATGAAATGGGTTTTATTACAATATCCTCTACAGGAAATGAAACTGATTTTGGAAATTTAACACAAGCTAGACAAGGATTAGGTGGCATCGGTGGTGGGACTAGAGCAATATTTGGTGGTGGTAATGCATCACCAGTAATTACAGCTTCAGCTGTAATTGATTATGTAGAGTTTAACTCACAAGGTAATGCCGCAGATTTTGGTGATCTAACAACAGGGAGATTTACTTCAGGTGCTAATAATAGCACCAGAGGTTTATTTATGGCAGGTGCAACACCAACAAGATTAAATGTTATAGATTACATTACAATTGCAACTTTAGGAAATGCAACAGATTTTGGTGATACAACTATTGCAGTTTCACAGGGTGGAGCAACGGCATCTACTACAAGAGCGGTAAGAGGTGGTGGATCACAACCAAGTCCTTATACTAATGTTTTAGATTATGTTACTATAGGATCGACTGGTAACGCAACAGATTTTGGAGATTTATCAGTGACTAGAAATGAGGTTGCTGCTTGTGGTTCTGATACTAGAGGGGTATGGGCTGGTGGTGAAACACCATCATCTTCATTGTCAGATGTTATGGATTATATAACAATTGCTTCTACAGGAAACGCCACAGATTTTGGAGATTTAGTTGCAGCGATTCAAGGACAGGGTAGAAGTAATATGTCAAATAATTTAAGAGGTGTTTATGCAAATGGATCATCTCCTAGTTTAGATAATGTAGTGCAATATATCACAATCGCATCTACTGGTAATGCAGTAGATTTTGGAGACACAATAACAGCAAAACAATCGTCTACAACTATATCTAATGGACACGGAGGGTTAAGTTAATGTCTAATTCAGGAAAAGTTTGGGATATACGAGAAGCTTATAAAAAACAAAGAGGCAATCAATGGTCTTTGGGATCAAGTAAAGGATTTTTTATATCAGGAACAACACCTTCTGCCGTAAGAGATATCACCACAATAAATATAAATACTACAGGTAATGCTTCAGATTTTGGTGGAGATGTTTTAGTTGGTCAAGGAGGTGCTGGAAAAGGATGTAATGCGGGATCTCCCACTAGAATTGTATATGGTGGTGGATCAACTGTGCCTGCTGCACCTGCTAATACATCATCTAATCAAATATCTTATTTTGTTCCAACTAGTAGTGGGAACGCTGCAGACTTTGGTGATCTCACAAATAGAAGAAATGGTTTAGGTTCTTTATCTAATAATACTAGAGCGTTGTTTGGAGGAGGTTACGATTATGCAGGAGCACCTGCTCCATCTGGAACAAGAAAAGATATAATAGATTTTATTACAATTCAAAGTTTAGGTAATGCCGTAGACTTTGGAGATTTACAACAAGCTAAAACACAAATGGCTACATGTGGAAGTAATGTTAGAGGAATTTGGGCTGGTGGACATACAGGATCTACAATAGATCAAATAGATTTTGTTACAATTGCTTCTGCTGGAAACGCAGCAGATTTTGGAGATTTATCAGCTATAAGTGAAAGTTTCGCTGGAAGCGGTGACAATATAAAAGGAATAGTAGGTGGGGGTAATCAAGGTCCATACGCAGGTATGGATGTGCTTACAATAGCAACCACTGGTAATGGAAGTGATTTTGGCGATCTTACTACGGCTAGAAGAGATTTAGGGTCTACTTCAAATCAAATAAGACAAGTGTTTGCTGGAGGTGCTGCACCCTCAATAACAAATGTAATAGATTTTATAACTATAGCTAATTTAGGAAATGCGTCAGACTTTGGAGATTTAACTGCAGCTAACAGAGGTTTATCAGGATCTTCTGATAGCCACAATGGTTTAGAGTTAGGTTTCTTTCCAAGAGAATCAGTAACCTATATGCCTGGATCAGGGAGAGGATTTATAAACCCAGGAACAAATTCTGGTGGTTCAGGTGGTTCAATTAATAGAATACAAATGATTTTTGTTCCAACATTAGGTAACGCTCTAGACTTTGGAGATTTAAGTGTTGCAAGGCAATTAGTGGCTGCAACAAATAGTTTAACTAGATCATGTGTTGCAGGTGGAGAAAGTCCAAGTAGCATTATAAATACCATTGATAGTTATGAAATGCAGTCTCTTGGTAATGCAGCAGATTTTGGTGATTTAACAGCTGCAAGAAGAAGCTTTAATAATGGTGGAACTAATGGATCTAGAGGAACTTTTCATGGTGGTAATACACCTTCAGCGTCAGATGTTATAGATTATATAACTATATCTTCAGTTGGTAATGCTACAGATTTTGGTAATTTGACAGTTGCAAGAGATGGATCTGGAACTCTTTCAAGTCCAACTAGGACTGTTTCAGGAGGAGGGGGCACTCCAAGTAAATCAAATGTGATAGATTACATAACAACCGCTTCAACAGGAGACGCAACAGATTTTGGTGATTTAACAGTTGCTAGAAATTTAAATTCACCCGTATCTTCTACAACAAGAGGTGCTTGGATAGCTGGATATGGTACATCACCAGCAACAAGAACAGATACTATCGATTATGTAACTATTGCTTCAACAGGTAATGCGACTGATTTTGGTGATCTAGCGCAAGCAAGAGCAGCGGGTGCAGGTATCTCAAATAATACAAGAGGTGTACACGCAGGTGGTGAGGTCCCAGGCGGAGACACCACACAAATTGAATTTATAACAATTGCCAGTACAGGTAATTCATCTGATTTTGGAGACTTGGTTGAAGCGTGTCAATATTTATCAGGAACTTGTGATGCTAACAGTGGTTTACAAAGTTCGTAAAATATAGTATTATCCTATACATGAAAGACATATTTTTCCTACACGGATTACCTCGTGCTGGCAATACCGTATTTAGTTCTATTATGAATCAAAACAAAGATATAGCTGTTACAGCCAATAGTATTTGTGCTGATATACTTGGTGAAATATATTTATTACAAAACACAGATATCTTTAAAAATTTTCCAGATTATAGTTCTTTAAAAAATGTAACAAAAAATATTTTTAACAATTACTACAAAGATTGGAATTACAAATATATTATTGATAGAGCACCTTGGGGACATCCAACAAATTTAAAAAATTTAAAAGAAATAAAATCTAATATAAAAATTATTGTTTTAGTTAGGGACATAATAGAGGTATTAGGATCTTTTTTAAACTGGTCTGAAAGAGAGCCTTCTTCTTTTGTTAATCAATATGAAGCTAAAACAAGAGAAGAAAAATGTCACATGCTAATGAACAAAGAAGGTGTAATAGTTAAAGAGTTAATAGGTATAAAGCATTTGTTGGACTATCAACCTAAAGAATTGTATCACGTAATTAATTTTAAAGACTTGGTTAAAGACACAGAAAATATAATAAATAATGTGTATAACTTTTTGGGTATACCCAAGGTAAAACATGATTTTGATGATATAAAACAATTTAAAGTAAACAATATGGTTTACGATGATGCTATCGTAGGAAATGGATTGCATATTTTAAAAGAAGGTGCTATAAAAAATTATAAAGAAGACTATAACGCTTATGATATCGTACCAAAAAATATTATAGACGAATATAAACAATGTAACTTTTGGGTATAATGAAAGAAGAATTACTACAACTATTTCCGACACCTTTATTAATTGTTCCTTACGAGGAGCCTATTGATAAAGAGTTAGCATATTTAAAAACTATTAGTTATCGTGAGCAACAACAAAACGGTAATTATAGATCTGATGATTCATACCTGTTACGTAAAGAAGAATTAAAAAACATAAAAAACTTTTTAGGTGAGGCTGTAAATAAATTTACCAAGAACATTTTAAACTCAGAACAAAGATTAGTAATCACTCAATGTTGGGCTAACAGAAACCCAAAAGGGTCCAGGCATCACGAACACGTGCATCCAAACAGTATCATATCCGGTGTTATGTATTTTCAGATAAATGAGAAATTACCGCCCATACAGTTTTCAAAAACAAATCAAGATGGTATGAAATTAGATCCTATAAAATATAACCATGTAAACTCAGAATCTTTCATGTTGCCTTGTAAACCAGGTGAATTAATATTATTTCCATCTTCGTTGAAACATAGCGTGCCAATTAATCAAAGTGAAGAAGATAGAATAAGTGTATCATTCAATACATTTTGTATTGACGCTATCGGATCAGAACAATCACTAACTCATTTGGACATAAGGAGGTTAATGAATGAGCACAATTAAAGACTACATAATGGTGGTAAATACCATACCAAAAGAGGTATGTGAGCAATTAATAGATGAATGTAATAATGGCATTTGGAAAAAACACACCTGGAATAATTACGCTGAGGGAACTTTTGGATCAGAGCCCACGAAGGAATTAGATGTTATGAATTGCACCAAAGAGCAACAGGCGAAGCTAACGCCTTATCTTGTGGAGGCATTAAATAAATATCAGGAAAAGAACAGCACACCAGGAGAGAAGACTCAGGGACCATGGCTCAGTAAATTTAGTCCCATACGTTTTAACAGGTATCAGGTGGGCACGATGATGAGAGAACATTACGATCATATACACAGTATATTTGATGGTCAGATGAAAGGTGTACCTTTGGTATCCATCGTGGCTAACCTAAATGAGGATTATGAGGGTTCTGAATTCTATTGCAGA